CAACCACCTCTGCTTTATACTTTTTGAGCAATTCTACTACAACGCCGCTAAAGTTTAAGTTAAAGCGTTCGCAGTAGGCCTTGACAGCCTCTACGGTCTCCACATCTTCTGGTTTTTTCTCTTTAGCTGAGAATGTATAGACTGCCATTTTAAGCTCCTTTAGTCTTATTAAAAATATTATACGTCGTATGTTTACAATTGTACATATTCGACATATAATAAATTTATGTTTAACATAAGAGGAACCTAAGATGGATAATCCTGACAATGCCGCTCAGCCATCCTTTGCAGACCGCGTAAATGAAGCAGTTGCTTCTGCTACTACGGATGATAAAGGCAATTTGGTACTGCCGGAAGGCCTGCCAGAAGAAGTAGTATACGCGGCAACGCTGGAAAAGCGCCGGCGCGACACTCAAGGTGCATACACGCGAGCGCAGCAAGAGGCTAAGCGACTGCAGACTGAGAACGACCTGCTAGCTAAAGGTTGGGAAGACCAGTTTGCACGTGAGTTGCCAATCGATACGCAGGCGGAACTTGAAGAGCTGAAAGCTACAGACCCTGATGCCTGGCGTAACAGGCTGAACGAGTTAGAAGTTCAGCGGCGTGGGGAGTTTGGCAGCAAGCGGCAAGAAATTGCTACTAAAGCTAAAGGCGAGACAGAACTGGAGTACCGCCAACGTGCACTGCAAGAGTTCTCTGAAGCTAATCCTACTGTGCAAATCGATAACGACGTTGTGCAGAACGATATCCCGCCGCGCATTACACGCAAGTTGGAAAACGGTGAGATTAGCTTTGGGCAGTTTCTCGAGGAGTGCAAGAGCTTCCTGACTAAGGGCAAAGTGGTTAAGCCTGTAGTAGACGTGCCAGCGGGAGTCAAAAACCTCTCGGCCACAGGCGGTAGTGACTTCCCTGATCCTACAAAGGTAAGCCATGCAGCAGCTCGTCAGTATAAAGACGAGATTTTTTAACAGATTTATTAAATTTACATGGCGCGAATTTTGCGCCATAATTAATAATATGCAGGCTTTGTGGCTTCATCTCGAATACCCACATGCCTTAACGTCAGACTCCAGCCCTGGAATCCCTGCCGCATATTACACATAACTTAAATCAACGAGGAAGCTATTATGGCTACAGGCGTAGTGCGCCCTGGCTCAGACCTTAAGCGTAAGCAATGGGTGCGTGAAGGGCTGGTACAGGCAGCAAGTAAGTCGTTCTGGAACGGCATGACCGCCATGAACACCAAGGGCGTTGTTTACCAGGTAAACAACGAAACTGCAAAAGCTGGACACACTGTTGTGTTTGACTTTGACGGCAACCTGTCAGGCAAGGCCGTAAAAGGCAAAGATACTGCTTTCGGTAAAGGTGAACAAAAGCGTAAGTTCTCTGATAAAGTAATGGTAGAGCGCTACCGCCTGGTAGTAGACAACGGCGACAAGTTCGATGCCGTTGACATCGGTGATCTGTCACTGGCAGAACACGCAGACAGCCGTGCTAAGCTGGCAGATCTGTTTGTTCGCTGGAAAGACCAAGGGCTGTTCGACGCTGCTCAGGGCAACCTGATTACGTTGAACGACGGTAAGCAAGCGCCGTCTCACATCATCAGCACTGACACCTTCACGTTCGACACCCTGATCGATATCGAGACTACTCTGCGTACCTCGCAGGGCTACACCACTGGTGGTATCCGTCGCCCGCTGGTTCCGTGGAATCTGAACGAGCAAGACCCGGTGTGGCTGGTTGTTATCGATGCGTCTGTAGCGGCTAAGCTGCGTAAAGATGCTCGTTGGAACTCTATCATCACCTCTGCAGATCCGCGTGGTAACGGTAACCGTGTTCTTACCGGTGAGATCAAGCGCGTTGGCGCTCTGCTGGTAATCGTAGCTAACCAGTTCTTCGGCGAAACGGCGGGTACGGCTACTTCTGGCTTTGGTCTTAACAGTAGCTCAGTAGAAATTGCTGGCCTGCGTCAGTGGGATAAGACCAATGGCGCGTGGACCGGCCAGGAAGGCTTCTCTTATGGCTCTAACTCTCTGTACTCACGCTGCCTGATTCTTGGCGCCGGCGGTCTGCAGATGGCATTTGGCATGCAGCCGGACTATAAAGTGCAGGAGTCTGAAGACTTCGGCATTAAGTCCGAGTCTTGCCTGGAGGTTTGGTGTGAGATGCGTAAGACTGCTCTTAAGGCAGAGAACGCTGATTACAAACAAGCAAAAATCGCTAACCTGGACTTCGGCGTTGTAGCGCTGGACGTCAAGGTCTCTGCATAAGGAGATAGCTGATGGCTTTTACAAGCATGACCCGCGCAGGCACTATTGCGCAAAAGAAGGCGGCTAGCGTACTAGTTATGCCGCTTAATGAGGCGCTGGTAGTCGAGGCAGGCGGTGCTATCGCGGCTGGTAACTACTTGATGGCCAATCTGCCGGCAAACTGCGTTGTTACTGACGCTTATGTGCTGGTGCGCAAACAGCCGACCACTACTACGTTGACCGTAGACGTAGGCACGGCTGAAGGCGGAGCACAGCTTATCGCTGCTGCTGACGTCAAAGCAACTGCTGCGGGCGGGTTCGTAGGCTCGCTGGTAAGCAAAGTGTTCACCGGCACAGGCCTGCCGGTGTTCATCAAAGTTGGTGCGACTGGTCCTGGCGCTGGCAAGTGGGGTGACTATGCTGTCGTAATTACTTACGACGAAGTAGAGAAATCCACTGGCGAATACACCCAGTTCTAAGAAACACAGGCCCTTCACTGTAGAAGGGCCTTTCTTCATTTACGGAGCAAACTAATGAGTCGTGTACGTCAAATTATCGCTGATGCTAGATATTCACTAGCTGACCCTAAAGGCGAACGTTGGACCGATGAGCGGCTTCTTCGTTTGCTTAGTCAAGGCCAGAAAGACTTAGCTAGAGAGCTTAAACTGCTTAAAGCAGAGACCTCGCTAGCCTTAAGCCCTGGCCAAGCTATGTATAAACTGCCGGAAGACCTATGGCTTATTACCCGAGCTGCGTTTAACTTGGTGCGTATCCCTCTGCTGTCGTACGATGCTATGGATAGCGCAGATGCTGCGTGGTTTGCTCGCACAGGCAACCGAGTAGAAAACTTGGTCTACGACTTGCGCAATGTAGACACCATTCGCGTATGGCCTACCCCTGACGATGATATAGACAAAGATGTCTACGTATTCGAGGGAGAAGGCGTGCTTGTAGGCACTATGGATACGGCTTACGGCGTATACGCCGATGCGCCTATTGATAAAGTTAACGGTGTGCTGGCTAGTCTAGACGAACTAGCCTCTTTCAACTCTGTATATGGCGTGACTGCAGACCTAATGCGTAACACGCTAGCAGTGCGTAATACTGCGCCTTACTTCGGGGTTGTCACAGAGTTTGATGGGCTTGTACCTGAACCTGTATTTGGCGTGCTCTCAGATATCGTAGAGTCTGACACTATTGCGACGTTTGATTCGCTGTTTGGTGTAGCTACAGACGTGGCAGATGTTACTGGCGCTGTTACAATCCAATATATAAAAGACCCGGATGACGTCCTTAGCTTAGATGGCGAGCTTGGAGTGCCTAGGGTATTTGACAAGGCACTAGTCTACTACGTTATTGGGCATGCTTTTAGCGACGACTTAGACACGCAGTATCAACAGAAGAGTGATAGGGCTCTTTCTATGTACGCTAGAGAGCTGACTAATATTGGCGAGCAGACGCGCGAGTATGATGCGTCAGCTACTACGAAGTACAACCGATCCAGCTACAGGGGTGCTTTTGATGACTAATTTAGTGCATAAAGAACTCGGCGGTATGGAAGACTTGCTGTTCGGCGAAGGCAAGGCGCAGCAAGTTCGTAACGGCCAACCCATTGAAGTCACACGCATAAAGCTGTTGTACCTCATTAGGTCAGACGCGGAGCTAACTGGGCTAGACGGTTCGCGGTTTCCTTTTGTACTTAAAGTCGCACAAGACGGCGCAGAGTTCTTTCGCTACAATGGCTCTGCGTACGTGCCTGTGCAGACTGGCGTCACTCCGTACGCTCCTACACTTGGCCTGCACTTCGTAGGTATATATAATGATCTAGCAGAGTTGCAAGACGGCATAAAGCGGCCTACTGGAAATCTACAGGCGATTGTGCTAACGCCAAGCGAGAAGTACTTTCATAGCGTAGGCGGCGCGTGGGTAGAGCTCGCGCCTGTAGGGGCTTTCCACCCTACGTATTTGGGTGTGTATGACACCGTGCAAGACCTAGAAGTTGCTGAGCCTACAGCACCTGTTAATAGCCTTGCCATTATCTCGAAAGCCTTCTGGTATAAAGAAGCGTCAGGCTGGACTAAGCTGCAAACAGAAGATCTGCAGACCTTAGCTAAGCGTTTAGACAGTCTATCTACGGCTGTGCAGGCTGTGGAGAGCAACTTAACCCAGAAGATCGCAGGTATTCACGTAGAAGACGAGCACAATAATGCCTTTGATGATATCACAGACTTGCATATTAAAGGCGGCAGGCTAGAGGATCAGCAAGGCCAAAGTGTTACGTTAAACGTTGAACCGTCTGTAGGTGTTAGCACAGGGCAAGTGCTGGGTTCTGCCTTCTACAAAGCTCCTACTTTAGAGTTCCCTGGCGCAGTAGTGTCACCTAGGGATAACGGCAATATCCTTACTATCTACCCTGACAAACGACACAGCGTTAACGGGCTGAAGGTAGACTCTTGGGCTTTTGATAGCAGCGTGTTTGATGTGACGCAAGATCCGTCTGGCTCACTTAAGGTTGGTGTAAAGAGTTCTACGATAGCTGTTAGTGCAGGCAGCGATGTGTATACTGGTATCGCTACGCTGGACTTTGTAAACTGCGAGGTTAAAGATCTTGGTGCAGGCGTATTAAGTATAACGCCTAGCGTTGCCTGGTACAACGCAGACAGCACTACGCCTCTCACTGGTGATGTAACCGTCCTACCTCCGTTGCAGCTGCACAAGGCAGGCGCTAAGCTCACTTTAGACGTGAAGCACGACGCGTATGAACAAAAGAAAGCTCCTGGCTTGTTAGTTTACGCAGCGCCTGGCACTTATCTTGTAGGAAAGCCTAGCGACACATTCGACCATACAGGCGCGTTCTTCCCAGACCAAAAGCAGGTATCTGACGATGAGTTTATACTCGCAGCCCCTAACCTAAAAGCCTACGGTTTCCAGGAATGGGACGGCCTAGACCCTAATGTAACAGGCGGAGATGACGCATTAGTATGTATATTCGCAGGATTTAGAGGTGAAGCTGAGACAGACGGTAGAATCCGCATCTATGCAGCTAGGTTAGACCAATTAGGTAGGCCCGCTGGGTACTTATACGACACCAACGGTCATATAGTTGGGGTAGAGCGATCCTATAAGGCAGGTGAAGTTCTACATGACCCCAGTTCACCTCTAGTAGCTGCGGCTGTTTGCGACTTCACAGCCATAGAATACGTAAAATTTTTCGTCGAGACTACCTTTGAGAACGGCGTCGCTTGTTTGGATCCTGCCGCATTCCCTACTGGCTTGCTTATTCAAGGTCTGGCGGCTAACTCGGCTACTGGGGACGCGCGCCAGCAGTTTGAGCTAGACACAGGTGTGCAACTTAGCTTGTCCAAACGCTACTTAGGTCTCGGCAGGTTTGACACTAGCTTCATCCTACAACACAATATGCCAGACACCGCCGCTACGTCCACTGTGGTGTTGCCGGACGGCTTCAGTACACAGATACTAGGTAATGGCGCACGCGCTAGTGTGAGCAGCGGCATATTGAACTTGAGTGATAGCGGCGACATTGTAGCATTCGCACCAACAGTAACGTTCGACTCTGAAGAAACAAGGCTGCTGCAGAACAAGCTTGTGCACGTGACAGGCTCTGTGTGCAGTACTGTGAATGCTGTGCGGGTCTACGCTATGTACTGGACAGGCATACCAGATGTGACTATGCCTATCATAACTGGCTATAGCAACAGTAATATAGAGTTTGACCCAGACTGGCATGTTATAACAGACCAGTTCATTCCTGAAATGATAACTGGGCAAATGACGCCTATTGACCTAACATTTACAGTTCCGCAGACCTCCAATAACTACGCTATTGTAGTCGCTACGATAGAGATGCAGTCGCCAAATAACTTACAGCTGCACAGTCTGCGCGTAGACGTGCCATCACCTTTCACTGGTTGGCATGTAGGTTTGCCTAGCATTACTGCTGAGCAGCACTTAATGTTGTCACCACTGTCTGCTACACTGGTTCAAGATAACCAAGGCTATAAAGCGCTGCGTTACACGATCAACGACACGCCTAACCAGCCTATGCCTTGTGGTGTACAGGTATCTGGCAAGCTAAAGACCGACTTAGACGCCTCTGTTAACACAATAGCAGGGAGTACCGCGAGAGGTGGTGAGGCGCTATTATACTAGGTAGTGATGGTATTACTACAGTAGCTTCTACTGTGCGCATGTACAACGAGCAGGGCGTACCGGCTTCGGCACAGTTTTTATGGAACAACGTACAGCCTAATGGCACTCTGGTGCCGATAGAGGACTCCCGCACGGACGTGTTACCACTCCCTGGGCAGTCTATGTTGGGCAGAGAGAGCGCGCTACGCACGTTTAGAATAGATGCTAAAGCCGGAGACAAACTTGCACTGACCGTTCAAGGTAATAACCCTGACTGTGCCTTCTTACAGAGCGATAGTAGTAGCAGGCCTCTATTAACAGTTAAGTTAACACAGGAGGCAACTGTTACACTGCCTAGTAGCGAGCTTGTCACCGGCAAAGGTGCACGCGTTAGTTTTGTTGCGGGCGGTTCAGAAGCTACCCAGTTGCTAGTGGCGGACAACACGCCGATGACAATAAGCTATAACACTATAGCTATGTCGTCTCCAAGTATACTAGTTGACGCTGCTACTGGTGTGTTTAGCTTTGTAGATACTGCTGTAGGCTTACTTACTGTATCGGCACAAGTAGTGCGCAAGACTGGAGGCAGTGGCTTAGCTAATTGGGCTATGTTCATAGAAGCGTCTAGTGATAATACTACTTGGACTGCTGTGCCTGGGTCAGCTCGTAGAGTCTCACTTGCTTCCCAAGAGGCTAATGAGTACAGGGTTGTAGACTTTACTCTTCCTGTACAAGTAGCTCCAGGCACATATTTTAGGCTTCGTCACGTTACTGACGCCTCCGCTAAACAGATAGGCATAGTTAGCATACCAGCGCAAGGCAACGTGCCGAGTTCAGCTGGTGTAATAGTAGGTTTTTACTGCACAACAAAGGGGTAATATGAAACTTCAACAGTTTAATGGCGGGTTGCGTACCCGCCCTCGCCCGCAGTTCATTGACTTGAGCCAGGGCGTTGTATATGAGAATATTAACCAAGAGACAGGTAGCCTCGCACCTGTAATGCTACCTAAGGACTCTGGTCAGGCTGTGCTGCCTTACCACACGTTCTACGTCGCGGGTAATAAGTGGGTTAGTTCTAACATTCAACGCTATTACGTTGAGTTCCAGAAGACTTTGTACTGGTGCGACGGCATAGGCCTGCCACAAAAGCTGAACATGAGAGGGGCACAGACCAATTTAGGGCTTGCTGCGCCTAGCACTAAGGCGTCGTTCAGGGCTGTCGATAATCCTGGCGTTGTATCTGATGTGGAGGTCAAGCGTACAGAGGCAGCTGGTTCTGGCTTGCCTAGTGAGCTGCATGTTTACGTTATTGTCAACGTAGACGGCGATGCTTTCTCTAACGCGTTGCAGCTGACTGTAGACACTAAAGGCACTGTCAACACTATAGCGGAGTCTACACCTAAGCCCATAATTCAACCCAAGATCAATAGTGATACTTCTACGACTAAGTATCAGGTGTCAATTGGTCAAGTAAAAGGTGTAACCATTGGCTCAGGTGGAGTGCAGGTGTATAGGCAGTACAACAACAAGTTTAGGCTTGTCGGTACTATCACTAATGGCACTGCTACTGTGGCGGATACTGTGTATGATATTGGCACTAACCTTGAGCTGGACTTTACTAAGTTTGGAGCGTTACAAGGTGTGTACCAGTATGTAACAACTTTCGTGAATAGCAATGACGGTGCTGAGTCTGCTCCATCTGCTTTGTCAGAGGAGCTAGACTTAAAAGGCGGTGGCTCAATCTATGCTTATGGCTTTCCGCAGTCAGAAGACCGACAAGTAGACAAGATGCGGCTGTACCGTGTAGGCGGCAACCTTGGTGAGTTTACATTAGTTAAAGAGCTACCCATTGCCACGTTAGACTACACGGATGCTACATCTGACGCCTCACTGCCTGGTACGCTGCTAACTACGCAGAATGCTGCGCCGGCGCCAGCGGGTCTAAAGTATATGCGTGAGGCTTACGCAATGCTGTTCGCGGCAGAAGGCTCTAAGCTTAGATTCACGCCCGTAGGCCGGCCTAACGAGTGGCCCGAGACCTTCTTTCTGCAGTACGACGCAGACATTACAGGGATCGCACCCGTAGCTAACGGTATTCTCGTATTCACAGAGTACCGTACGCACATCGTAACAGGTAACGGGCCTAGCGTGCTATCTACATATCTGCTTAGCGGTGACCAAGGCTGTATCAGTAATGAATCTATCCAGTTTGTTGGTGCAGAAGCACTGTGGGTATCTTCTGATGGTATCTGTGTCTCGTCCGGCGCGCGGATAAACGTTATCACACGAGAGCTGTTAGGTAAGCTCGATATTCGGCCGGTAGACTCTGCTGTATATGATGGCCAATACTATGTTATGACTGACTCCGGGCTTATCTACTGCATCAACAATGGCACTGTGAAGCACTTCAGATTTGACATTAGCTCATTAGCTGTTGCTAACGATAAGCTATATGGTTATAACAATGGCACCCTGTGGGAGTTGTTCGCGAGTACTGACCCTGCTGTCATGCGCTTCAAGTCTGCGCTGATGACGGAAGGCTCCTTTACACTGAATAAAGTCTACAAAAAAATATTTACATATTCAGCGGGTCATATTATAATAAGAATATTAATTAACGGGACTATTGTGGTTGAAAGGGTACTTAGTGGCGAAGACTCATTCGACATTCAAGTACCTCAAGAGCTGCAACGAGGGTTCAACCTGCAGTTTGAGGTTGAAGGTACTGGCGAAGTATCGGAGCTTGAATATGTCGTCGGAGCATAACCAACAAGTGCCTGTTGATTTGACTGACCAAGTAGCGCTACGGCGCTTCTTGCAAAGCCTTTTGCAACAGCTTAACGAGCTTAAAGCTGCGTTAGAAAAGAAATAATGTGAGTTGTGGCAGGAGCTAGTACTGCTAATCCTCCTGCCACGTATAACAGCTTGACTACTAGGCCGGGTTACTCCGTTCCCTAAGGAGCTAATATGTGGGGTGCAATCATTGCAGGCGCAGCCTCTGTTGCTGGGTCGCTAATGAGCAAGAAGTCGTCTGATAAGGCTTCTAGCCAAGCAGAACAAGCTAATGAAGCTTCGTTGCAGATGCAGCGGGAGCAGCTTGAATTTGAAAAAGAACGTTACGCAGACTGGAAGGCTATTTACGGCCCTATCCAGGAAAACCTTGGTAACTACTACCAGAATCTGTCTCCAGAGTACTATGAAGCCATGGGTCTAGAAGCCTTTGAGCTAGAACGTACCAATGCTATGTCGCGGCTCGACGAAACCTTAGCTCAGCGAGGCATTACAGATAGTGGCTTGTCGGCTTCACTGCGCTCTGATATGGCTATGCAGTCTGCCACTCAGCGCGCACAAATTCGTCGACAGGCACCTGTACAAGCGCGTCAAGAGCAACAGGACTTCTTGTCACTTGGCATGCGTGCGGACCCTGCTCCGTCTGTTAGCTCTGCCCTAGCTCAACGTTCGTCCTTTGGCCAACAGTCTGCTATGGCAGCGCAAGGGCGAGCTCAGCAAGCCAGTATGGCGGCTGGTCAGGCGTTTGGCTCGGCTGTTAGCACTATTGGCTCAGGGCTGTCAAGTTATCTTGACAAGAACTACAGTATTGGAGGCAGCAAATGAATAACGCGTATATTGGTGCAGGTATTGCGGCCGGTGCTGCAGATATTGAGATGCGCAGTGCACGAGTTAAAGAGGCGCGTAGCCGTGCCGAAGCTAGTGAGATTCAGCTGCAGCGCATGAAACAGGAAGCGCCGCTTGTGGAGCAGCGCCAAGATGCCGAAATGGCCCAGTTGCGCCAGGCTGCATATACTGCAAACGCGCAGTTAGCTAAGCAGCAGTCGTTTGATGCCTTTCAGCGTTACCAGCAAGATATGGATCCCAAGCACCTGAACCAATGGGTTCAGAACGCTAGAGGCAACCCTGTTGCATCAGGCCTGATGGACGGCATATCGCGCTTCGACCGCGTGTCTCGCACACCTGAAGTTGAGCGCATGCTGCAACAGAGTGGTGTGAAAGACATCGACGGCTTCTTTAGTGACCCCAAATTAGCTAGTTCTTTAGTTGTAGCAACGGGCAACGATGGCTCTCAGCAGCTTGTTGATATGAACAAGATTTACGCTATGACAGGTTATGCGCAGTATGCTACTGACGAGCAGATGAAGTCCATCATGAAGAACTCTGCGCTGCTTCAGCAGATTCGTGCCGGTGGTAACATGCAGCAGATCAAGCGTGACGATATGCTTGTATCAAAGGCCGCTGAGCTAACTGGTATGTCTCGAGATGAGGCGTACAGAATGCTGCATGAAGCACCTAAGGCTGTAGGAGGCTCTGGTGGAGGCGCAGGCTCTGCCTTAGAACGTGTAGCCTCACAGCTGCGTAAAGACGACCCTGACATGGACTATCGCACCTCACTAGAGCAAGCTATGGGTCTTATTAGTGGTGGAAGCGCTGGTGGCAAAACCAATGAAGGCCGTTTCATCGCCGACTATATGCAGCGGAACCCGGAAGCTACACGTGAAGACGCGCTGTCCGCGTACCGCAAGGCTGGTAAGGATGAACGTACGTCTGCTATTAAGAACACTGAGTATGCCGAGGAGGCCCAGGTAGCGCTAGACGACGCGTTCGGAGGTGACTTCCTTGGTGCAAACTTAGCTAGTCTTGATCCTACGCAGACCCGTGAGCTTAACAAATACGTAAACCGTATCGAACAGGTTGGCGGGTTAGAACTAAGTCCAGAGGAGAAGCGCAACGCTCGTGCTGTGCGTAAGTTAGTTTCAGCCGGTAGCAAAGCAGGCAAGCTGACTGATGAGCAGACAGGCCTGCTTGACTCAACACTTAACTCTACCATGGCCTATATCAGCGACAACGTTGAGCACAAAGAAGCGTCTATCGCAATGGAGCAAGTTCGTGCATTGACGCGAAACGCCTTGTTCGGCTCTCAGGTGTCTAACTCAGACTATGCTGCTACTAATAAGCTTGTTGCTAACTTGGGTCAGAAGACCGGCCCTGTATTAGCTTCGCTTAAGAACACGCTGGAAACTGTTCGCGACGATATGCAGGCTGCAGCAGACTTAGGTGACCAGTACGTAGCTAAAGCACGTTATGGCCGTTCACTTGAGGATATGGATAAGACAATTAACGCCATCGATGCACGCATCCGCCTCATTAACAAAACAGCTAGTGGTGGTGCACGTACTGAAAGCGGCATTAAGGTTAACCCCGTACCGTCTAGCACAGCACCTTCTCAAGCTCCAGGGTCTCGCCCTTCACTGGATGAAATCTTTAACCGAGGAGCTAACTAATGAAAGCTATTATTGAAGACCTGCAGGACACCTTCCGCGTAGGTTATGAGGTATTTGAGAAGTCTCGCAAGGAAGCAGACGAAGTATGGAACTTGTTCCATAATCGTCACTTCTCTGACCGACAGTTAGCTGTGCTTGAGAATAGGGGTCAGCCTGCAGAGACGTTCAACGTTATCAAGATGTTTGCGCGCATGCTAGTGGGCTACTACTCTACAGTTGTTAATACTGCAGTTATTAGCCCTAGGCACTACCGTGATATCGATGCAGCGGCTGTGCTTAATGACGTAGTTAACTACACGTTTGAAGATAACCGCTTCGATACAATCGAGGGTGACAAGATTAAGCTTAGCGCCATGGTGTCAGGCTTGCTTGTTAGCTTTATCGATGTAGTACCTACTGACGAGACAGATGAATTTGGCCGGCCTATTAACCGCATTGTTATGAGCCACGTACCAGACTCTGAGGTTGTACTTGACCCCATGAGCCGCGCTGATGACTACAGTGATGCTATGTATTTGCACCGCTTTAAGTGGATGTCTAAAGAGCGAGTGATTAAGCTGTTTGGCAAAGCTAAAATGCAAGAGCTTGACGCCTACTTTAACCACCTTAACATCAAAGAAGCAGACTTTGATTATCTATATGGCCAGCGCTTCGTCGGCAAGTACAAGGTAATGGATAACTATCTTATTGTGCACTCTGTTATCGAAGACGAAGACGGCAAGCGCTGGTCATGCTTTTGGTGTCAAGACGTGATGCTTGAGAAAGAGGAAATCACGTATAAGGAAGTGCGCTGGCCTTATCGTGTAGAGCGCGTGCAAAGCTCGGATAAAGCAGAGTACTACGGCATCTTTCACGAGGTTATCCAGTCCCAGCATGCAATCAACCAGGCTGTGCTAAAGATTCAGCTCATGGTTAACTCTAACAAGGCGTTTGTCGAAGAGAAAGCCGTGGATAACATGGCGGACTTTGAAACAGCCTACAACAGGGTTACCGGTATCATTCCGGTTCTTAACTTGAATGGTATTAAGATCTCTACCATGGCCGGTGACGTGCAGCAGCAGTATCTTATTGTCGATAATGCTCTTGCACGTATTCAAAAAGTGCTCGGCATCAATGATAGTTTCCTTGGCATGGCCTTCGCGTCAGACTCTGGCCGCAAGGTTAAGCTGCAGCAGAACGCTACTATCATGTCGCTGCGCTATATTACAGCGCGTATTGAGTCATTCTATGAGTTGTTAGCTTACGATGTTGCTAAGTTAGCTCAGCAATACTACTCAGCACACCAAGTTATCCAGCTAACTGATGAGATCGTTGGCGAGCGTTGGATTGAAGTTAATAAGCCTATGCAAGAGTTTACTGGCCGCATTGACCCTATGACAGGCGAACCAGAGACGCAGGCTATATTGCTGCCAGAGACTGACCCAGCTAATGGGGAGTTTCTTGAGGACGATGCTGGCAACATTATCTTTGGGCCTGTTAATGAAGAAGGCACGGACTTTAGCTTTACAAAATTCCAGGTACGCATCGACTCGTCTGCCTATAATGATGACGATGAGAAAGGCCAGTTACTGTTAGAGACGGTGATGTCTGGGGCGATTGGCCAGATGGTTATGCAGGCAAACCCTGCAGGCTTCTTTAAGATGGCTAGTCTGAGCGTTAAGACTATGAAAACGCGCTACGCGCCTAACATCTCTGAAGTGCTTGAACAGACCGCTCAAATGCTACAAGGTAACCAGCAGCAGAACGCAGCCTTGGCTCAAGCTAATATGGGCGTACAACAAGGTTTCGCAGGTCAACCGCAAAGCGAGAGTTTAAAGCTTCCTGAAGGAGAGTATTAATGAGCTGGACTATTTCACGCACTGACGGCCCTAACCCTACTGCCGCAGACAAAGCTGTTAGCTTTGCCAACACCGATGCTACAATGACTATGCGTTCTGAAGACACAGAGTTCAACGGTGTGCCTAGTCGTGTGCTTAGCAATGTTACTATGAACTTGCCTGAAGACGCTATGGTAGATGCTCCAAGCTACATTGCAAAAGCCGTACAAGCAACTATGGGCGATTTAGAGGCCGGTGGTAGGCAGCAGTTAGTAGTCCCTGTAGCCGATGAAGCGCAGTCTAAAGAGTTGCGGTCAGTCGCAAAAGCAACTGGCGCAGGGTATGAAGAGGTGGAGGGTAACGCTGTGCTAAAACCTGGTGCTACCGCCTCATTCGACTCACTTGGTGATTCTTTTAAGATGGCCGATGCTTTAGCTAAGGGTTATTCCGATAAAGAAGTAGCCGGGTATTTAAAAGGCAAAGGCTACGATGATGAGCAGATTCTAGAGCTGACTACTCAATCGCAGCAGATTGCGCAAGCGCGTGAAGCCGGCTACGATGACGCTGAGATCGACGGGTTTATTAAAGGTAGTAAACCGCAAGTTGCTAACGTAGAAACGAAGCCTGTTACGTCTGGTGACATCGAGCAATGGGTGTCATCATTGTTCGCTTCTAAGCCTAAGCAGTCGGCGTATGACAAGCTAACGTCTGGCGACGAGATGGACGCAGAAGACTTGTTAGCTAGTATGCAGGTGCTGGCACCTAACATGGCCTCCATGACCACCCGTGTATCAGGCTTCTTTGGTAACCAAGAAGCAGCTACTAAGGCTGAGGCTGGCGCGCTCGCTAGTCGCACGCGTATCATTGACATGGCGGCTAAGCGTGGTCTGCAGCTAGAGTGGAATGATGAGTTAGGCTCATTCGTGACACAGACTGAAACAGGCCCGCAGCCTATTGAAGAAGGTTTCTGGGATAGCTTCTGGACGCAGAAAGGCGAGTTGGCTGGTGGCGTTAGTGGAGCTATTGTTGGTGGCCGGTTAGGCGCTGCAGCTGGTACTGTTGGGGGCCCTTGGGGTGTAGCTGCTGGTACTGTTGTTGGGTCTATCTTAGGTGCTGCTGCAGGCTCTGCTACAGGTACACAGCTCGATTATTTATACCAAGCTGTGAAGCTACAAGAGGACATTGAAGCAGACGTTATGGCACATAAGGCATTAACAGCTGCTGAAGTAAGCGTGGTAGCAGATGCGCTTGGTCTCGGCGTAGCAAAAGGGGCTAAGGGTTTGTGGCGTGGCGTAAAACGTGTCAAAGACTTTGTTGTAGATGGCAATACTAAGGGCGCGTATGAAGCGCTTAAACAAATGGAGTTTATGTCGGATGACCAAGCTGCGCAGATTGTCACGCAGCTGGGTCGTATGTCTACTAACATGGCTACCGATAAGAACTTCGCAGAGCAAGCGATTGCTGCAACTGCTATTACTCGCCCTGGTGCTGAGGGTCTTGTACAAGCTGCTGCTGGTCTGGATGCTCAAGCAAGCCGAGCTGTAGCAAAGGGCATAGATGACAGGGCCAAGGACCTTCTGCGCACAACAGGCGAGATGTCCGGTGAGAGCCTAGGTAAAGTGCTGCGAGAGGACTTAGGCAACTACGTAGCAGATGTTAAGCAGAATTACCATAGCGTGATTGCGCAAGCCGCACAGTCTACTAAGGCTAGTAACTTCCGCTTCGACTATGACAAGTTAGCCATCGACCCGGTGCTAGCTACGCTGCAACGCAATATTATGGATCCTGCAGTACTGGAAAAGTTCCAGCTGCAAGCCTCCCGCATTCGTGATATGTCAGACGGCAGAACCTTTGCTGACCTGTTAGACCTGCGCCAAGTTGTTAATGAGTTCAAGTTTAACACGCGTATTTCTAAAGCTAAAGACTTTGAGGCGCTTAACGGCATTCTCAAGTCTATCGACGATGAGATTTATAAAGGCGCGCAGGTTGCTGTAGACAAACCTGCGGAGTGGCTTAAGTCTTATGGTGAGGCACGTCTTGGCTACGCTAAGATGAAGCAGCTTGAGAAGAACGTTATGTATAAGGCGCTTAATAAGCCTGGAGCTAACGAGGCTGACGTGACGCGCAATTTAGCTCGTTACATTACGGCTATGGATGGCACGTTTAACGACGTTATGATAAAGTTGCCAGTTGAGATGCGCTCACGTGTAGAGAATTCTGTAGTTGACACATTAGCTAATAAATATACCGCTGGCGTTGGCGATGGCTTGCAGGCTGTTAACTTCCCTATGCTGTCTGATGAGCTTAAGAAGGTAACACTGTCTACACCTCAGGCTCGTCAGGCTCGTGAGGCTGTAAGTGCGTTGGCTGAGGTATTCCGCAATGACGTGCCGTTGTCGCGCATCACTGGCAATATTCAGATTCCTAAGTTCCAGAGCTATTTAACCACTGACCCAGTCGCGCGTGCAAAGTACGAGATAGCTTCTGGTATGTTTAATTACGTAAAGTCTCTGCTGCCTAGCAAGAAAACTGCCGAGCTTGCCCTCGTGCGTAAGACTGCAAAGCTGCTTGAGAACCCACTTAATGCTCGTTCTGTAAGAGAACTAATGGAGGCAGCTGGTGACAAAGTAGATGTAAGCAGAGAGGTGCTTAACCTGCAGCAGCAGACTGCGCGAGCTGCAGCAGCCGGTAAAGACACCACTATGCCGCGCGTCAAGCTCTACGGTTCTGGCTCGGTGCTTGGTCTTAAAGGGACTGGGCAAGCTCATACGATTCCCGTGCATCGTATTGCGTCTACGAAGGTGCTTACTACACTGGCCGAGTCTTCTGGTATTAACTTAGCTGATAAGACAGCAGTTGATACAATGCTGAAGTCCAACGGTTACGCTGCAGTACAGCAAGGCACAGATAGAATCAGAGTCCTTAAATAATGGATAAAGAAACAGAGAGAGAGTTAGAGCGGCTTAAGTCTCAACTAGATGGGGTTGAGACTAAGCAGGAAGAGCAGGACAGTAAGCTTGGCGAATTGTCTAAGAATGTCCTGCGCTTCTGGCATATTGGAATGGGGCTAGGGTTGGGCTTCTTAGCTGAGCGCCTAGGGTTGGAGAAACTACTGAGTAAGTTCTTATGAGTAATCTAAAGTACTACTTGCTTGTTGTATTGCTAGTTGGGTTATACGTGTCAGACCTTTTTCAACTGAGGGTACATTATGCAAACTAAAGTTATCAAGAAGAGCCTGGCAGCGCAGCAGGATATGCTGCTTAACCCAGAGGTCGTCCAGCAGATGCGCGGCGGCGCTGCAGTGAATGTTAATGGCTTTACCAAGAGCTTCATGCAGCTATGGATCGAGTCTGTTGGGCCTAAGTACGCAGGTAACTGCGAGGCCGGCTGCACAGTTACCACTGACAAGACTGTTGTCGTAAGCTTAGTTAACGGCAAAGCATACGAGTGGACTGGCGCAGTTCCGCACGTAGTTGTGCCTGGCATTAACCCAGAAGACCCGGCTAGTGGTTTTAAATTAGCTGCAGGTTATTCGCTACGTGAACAGCTCGCGTCTAACTCTGGCGCTAGCATGATTGGCGCTGACTCAGGCAAGACAGTGCAGCAAGAGCTCGCGGCTGTAAAAGGTACGTATGGCGTTCTGCTTAGCTCATACAAAGATAGCCAGGACCCCGTTACAGCCGCCATGGCTGCTGCGCAGGCTAAAGGCGTTGCTATGATTGTAGACATGAACGCCGACTACGACTACCTGGTATTGTACACAGGGGACCGCGTAATGTCACTAGGCAATTTTACTCTGACTAAGCGTCCTGGCACTATGCCTAACTTGCCCACACACCAACAACCTGACCGTCCTCCGCAGTCTCAGACAAGTTTTAACGTGGACGCTGGCATCATCGTAGTGCACCCGGACACAGGCTTTGCAGTAGACGTTGAAGTAGATGGTGTTAACTTCTTGACCAAGGACAAGAGTGAGTTCGGTATTTTCGCCCCTGTGGTTAATAACTGCAAGTTTACTAACTGCTCATTTACAGGCTTCCGTCGTGGCATTCGTTGCTACAACGCTAGCTATAACACTTTTACTGACCTGCGCTTTAAGTATTACTACACTAGCGCAGATACGTACAGTGAAATGGCAGGCATCGAGCTAAATGATCCTGCAAGTCTACGCTCCGGCACCGGTAACAAGTTTAGCGGCGTGTTAATCGACGGCTATAAAACTAGTTATCTGATGCACATACACGGGTCTGCATCGTTCTCTAGTTGTATTGCTAAGAATGTTAATACTATTGTGCCTGTAACCGCGGCCGACCACCCTGTTGCGTTTAACATCATCAACTGTGATGCTGTCCGGTTAGAGAGCCCTGTAGCGGATGGTCTGTATGGCTCATTTTTAGTTGTAGACTCTACTACAGCGCTGAGCTCCGTAGTTGTCACTGACCCTGATGTGGGCTCTGGCGTGTTCGGCACGGCTAGCGATGTTGGTGCTAAGATCTTTAACTCTAAAGGTGGCGCGAGTTCTATTACTGTAGATGGTGGGTCGTATAGGACCAACGCACCTGGCTACTACCTTAACTTTGGCGGCGCTTTTGACACTAGTCAGTTTGACCTGCGAAACGCTGACCTAACTAAATGTATTGATAGCATTAAGAACCAGCCGGTGCCTACTGGCATGAACCGTATTACCAGCTCTCGTACACCTATTAAATTCTCTGCGTACAAACTAGCTCGTAATACCAGCCCTGGAGACAACTTTGAGTTTGCCGTTGTAGAAGACGATAAGTTCGGTATCGGTGGGCGTGGTGTGTATTTCCGCGTGCCAATGACTGGCAACTATCGTGTGCGTGTTAATGTTGGCACTTATAGCTTGTCAGATGGTGCAACGCTAGATGTTAGGCAGGCAGTGGCCGCTTCTGGCATGGGTACACTGCTAACGCTTAACCAACCAGGTCGTTCTACAGAGAAACAGACCGTGTATGTCGATTATACAGGCAAACTGAATGGAGGTCAGTTCTTGCATTTCTATGGGAACGGCATCGCAGGCACTAACGTCACTGGTACAGGTGCAGATCGTGCCAGCTACTTAACTATCGAACTGATTTAAACTTGCGGCCTCTTAGTTGAGGCCTTACTTAAGGACACTGTATATGTATGATAAAGTTATTGGTCGCGTACTTAGCCACGAAGGCAACTACACTGCTGACCCTAAAGATCGCGGCAATTGGACTAGCGGTAAGTGTGGTGTAGGCCAGCTCAAAGGTACTAAGTATGGCATCTCGGCTATGTCGTACCCTGATCTTGACATTAAAGGTTTAACCTGGGAGCAAGCGAAGGCAATCTATAAGCGAGACTTCTGGGATAAGCTTAATATGACTAGCTGGCCTGACGTGCTAGACTTCCAGGTATTCGACGCAGCTGTAAATAGTGGTTGCGGCCGAGCTATCAAATGGCTGCAGTGGGCTGCGCGAGTTAATGACGACGGTATTGTTGGACCTAAGACTATTGCAGCCGTACAAGCTATGGACCCTAATGACGTGTGCCTGCGGTTCTTAGGTAAGCGACTACGCTTTATGACGGAGACTAGCACTTGGAATAGTTACGGTAAAGGCTGGGCTCGGCGCATTTCAGACAACCTGCTTTATGCAGCGGAGGACAACTAATGGGGCCGCTTATTCCGTTAGCGCTGGGTCTGGCCTCCAAGTACGTGCCAGACTTGTTTAAGTCGGCCTTTGGGAGTGACAAGGCAGCAGAAGTAGCTACTATTGTTATCGATACAGCTAAAGCTACTACAGGCTGTGCAGACTCTCAGCAGGCTCTTGCAGGCTATAAGGACGTGCTTGAGCAGAATCCTCAGCTGCAGTTAGAGTTGATGTCCAAAGTCGCTGACGTGCTACAGATGCAGGTAAATGATATTCAGCATGCCCGTGAGACATTGCGTGACGATGCTACTACAAGCAAATTAGCTTATCTGATCATGTTTGGTAACATCCCGCTTATTGGCGGTAGTATTGCGCTGTTAGTGTGGGTAACTACATCTGGTATGACTGAGGGCACCTTAGCTACTGTGTCTGCCATCATTGGAGGCTGTTTGAATCAGCTCTACCAAGAACGACAACAAGTAATGAACTATCGTTTCGGCTCGTCTGTTGGAGAGAAGCTGCGGGGTTTATTCAAGTAATAATAAGCCCTCGAAAGAGGGCTTAATTTTACAACAAGAAGTCTGTTGGTCTAACCTCTGCCTTCAGCGGTACAATCTCTCCCTGTAGGTGGAAGATAACTGTCTGCAGATCCCATGTAACGAACGCCAGACCATCTCTGCGCTCTACTTCATTAATGAAGTCTTTCTGCAGTTCAGACGGCGTATTGCGTCCGTACTTAACTTCTATAGCAACAAACCGCCCTTTAGGTGAACATGCCAGTATATCTGCTGTACCAGCTTTACTGCACGCTATTATCTTTACTGCGTAAAAGCCGTGAGCTTTTAGCCAGTCCATAATCTTAGTTTGTAGCGCCTGCTCAGACATCTAGTTTGCTCCTAAAACCTTTAAACACTGGCCCGCGTGGAACACCAGACGGATACAGCTCCATGTATTTAAAGGTAACTAATTGCCCTATATACTTGTGCTTGTTAATCCAAACTTCATTACGCATGTAGTCGTCAAAGCCTGTGCCAATGTTAAAAGTCTGGCCGTTGAATTCTACAATCAGCGCTCCCAGTTTATTACCAGGCACGAGGTGCTCAGCGCATTTTGAGTTGCCGGCGTCTAAGTTGTGCATTAGCTCTTCAAAGCCCACAACTACTGCTTCAGCGTCAGCTTGCGGTTTTAGCTTCAAGGAGAGCTGCTGCAATAAAGTGCTGCGCCCATTCTTGTAGTGGCCCGAGGGCTTCATTACAATCAAGCCTTCGTAACCTCTCGCACGATAGCTATCATATAACTCTAACAGTTCCATAGCATTGTGCGCCAGGTGTTGCTCACAAAAGCGCAGGTGCTCCCACCCAGCATCCTGCAGCTGCTTAACGCGGTCGTGTGTTTGAGACTTACGCGTAGACGCTTGCGCAGGGTTAAGCATGTCGTCGAACACATGGTACAGCACGCTAGGATTTGTGCCTTGCGTCATAATGGCAGAGGAGTTAACGTTGAAGCTATTCCAGTCACTATTCGCCACAGTTAACTCGCCATCCAGCCCGTCTAACAACTTGGTACTATGCTTTGTGCGCAGCATATGATTAGCCATCGGCTTAAGCGAGCGGGATACTGCTTGCCCTTCTTGCACACACATCCTTATTCCGTCGATCTTGCCTGAGGCCAGCACAGGGTAGGCGATGTCGGTATGCACGTTAGGTATGGTGTTGCAAGATAGCATCACTTTGTTCATAGCATTGTCCTCTCAAATACGCTGTCTACATAGTTGCGTTTATTAACCGACACTGTTTTGTACACCTGTGAGCTAATCGCATTAGCTACCAGTAGGAAGTGTACGACTATCGGCTTGTCTCGCTTTTGGTTGCACTGCCGTGCACGGCGTTGTGTGTGGCGAGCAGTAGAGTAGTCTTGCGAGTAAATTACAAGCTCATCATACTTATGCAGGTCTACGCCTTCCGCAAAGGACGTTGCTTGCAATATTGCAGCATGCTTGAATGCCTGGTTAAGCTTCACGCCTTCACCAATAAAGTTGTACATTATTGCCAGCTTGCCTGTGTCGCCGAAGTGCTCCTTTATGTAGTCGATTTTTTCGTTATTAGCTAATACATGGCTCTTGTTATCGATCTTTACCGTACCACCCTCGAGCTGGTGCAACGTTGTGCGAAGTTTGGCCGCGCTGTCACATACTACTTTACCTACACTGAGTTGCACGAGCTTGTCCTTAAGCAGAGCATTGTACACAGCTTTTGTGTTGGTAGCCAGCTCGATAAAGTGAAGCTTGTCCTCTGGCTCGTGTTCAAAGCCCAAGTCCGCTCTTGTCTTAGTTATGAACAAGTGCTTAACGCAGTCCAACACCATCTCTGTATTGCAGCGGTCGTACTGCGGTATGTTGATACCGTTTATCTCCTTTGTGTACGGCTTTCCGTATACACGAAACCATGAGTAGAAATTAGAGTGCTTATACCAAGGTGAATACGAACTCAGCTTAAACTGGTTGAACAACATCTGCGGCCCTTGTGCATATGGCGTGGCACTGATATACAGTATAGGCTTACCTTTGCAGATTGGCATTAGCTCTTTGTGTATCTTACCAGGCTTAGGGAACGAGCTAATATAGTTATGTGCTTCGTCCAGTATAACCAGGTCAAAGTTGGAGCCTTGCTTGTGAGCTTGATGGTAGTTAGTTACGACGTACTGCTTTGCATGTTTGAACGCAGCTAGAGTTTCTTCCCAACCTGTTAAGGCTTTTTTCTTCGTGACTACTAATATGCGCTCGGCAGAGGACTTCTCGGATACTAAGATAGCTGTCAATGTCTTGCCTGTACGTTCTTCATTCGCAAGATACGCCAAGCCATTTTCTCGCAGTATGGCCAAGGCTACATCGCTTAGCTCAAGCTGATGCGTGTAAGGCGTCATTGTACAGCTCCCTCCAGTACGCGCTGCTTAGAATTTGGGTGCTGGTGGCAGCGGGCAGTTCACCAGTGTAAGCGTGTAACTTACCATTCCGGTAGTACCGTGTACCCTTACGCTCTACTACGCCTATTTGTGGCAGCCAGCGCAGGTCATAACCTGCATCAAGCATAATGTCTGCAGGCTCGTTTACGCGAACTTCACGTGCTCCGCCAGGTCTTCCTCGAGTACTGCTGCCAGGCTGCTCTGCGATGCCGTACGTGCCTGCTTTACCAGGCGTTAGGTCTACAAAATGTGTTACTTTCATACCGTTCTCCAGTAGAGGGCCGAAGCCCTCGTCAGAGGGTTACAGCTTAATAGCTGCGATGTCTGCTTTACGAGGCTCAGCCACTTTACCACGCACCCAAGGACAGTTGTCATAATGAGCACAATACTTGTCTGAGCAGAAAGTATACTTAGGATTACCACGCAACAATAATTCGATAGGTACGATGTCTTTAGCTACCAGCTCAAGCACGTCTAGCATGCCGTTTACTAGGCTCTTTGCTTTACCTACATTGGGCTCAATAGTTAGAATCTGTCCTGCTGGCGACTTAGTAAGCACGACGTTCTGCAGGCGAGAATGTAGCACTTGGTGCCCGTTAGCTTCTGCTAAGTACTTATAGATAGCTTGCTGTGTGTCATAACTGGAGCCAGTTACTTTACGCTTGGACGTCTTAACGTCGTCAATTACTCCATGGCCTAAGTAGTCCAGTGTGCCGCCAACTTCAGAGACAAAAGGGTGGTTTTGGATATCTACTTTAAGAAAGGTCTCTACAGCTTCTGGGACAGGGACAAATGGCGCAATGTCTTCTACCCAAGCCTTAATGCCACCAATAATTTCTACGTGACATGTGTTAACCGTCTCATCGTTGCCAAAGCTGCAACCATTAGCTGTCTCTTCTTTAAACGAACTAACTGCTGCGTCTGACATTGCAGACAAGTTGTGATTAGCTTTGCCGTGCGCCATAGCGTCACGCCAAGAAGCTTCAATTCCAGCATGAATAGCTGTACCGATGGCCGCACGTGAGTTAGGGATAGAGCTGGTGCCTTCTAAGAAGGTCTTGCCCCACTGATAAGCACAGCCGTAAAAAGAGTCTACCGCGGAAGGACGAATGCGAATAGACATATTATTAATTTTAATAGACATTATACGGTCTCCAGAATGGCCCGTGGTCGAGCCGGAAATTTGGCCTAGCCGTTTAGCCAGGCCTTGGATTTAAATTAGGCCTTGGATCCGTTTCGTAGCCAGGTTTGCGGCTTATGGTCCAGTTCAATTAAGAATGCTATGTTTGTCATTGCATGAGCTAAATGATGCAGGCCTGACTCCGGGTCTATTAGCTCGCCTTCGCGATACGCTTCAACATGACGCATAAGTGCTGCTACGTAACGGTCTGCCTCTTCTACATTCTTCCAGTTGTTCGGCTTGTACTTACGCGCACCAAAGGTTAGCACTTCAGCTAAAGCTTTAGTTGCTGACGGCGGAATCAGGTCCATGCGTAGCTTGTCACCGTCGAACTTTAGAAATGCCTCAACTACTTCAATCTTAGTGTCTGTACCGAGTACAACTGCTAACTGCCTGGCACAGGCCGGACAAGGCTGGTGCGTAACATAGACAGTACGCGTTTCGTTCGCCTTAACTGGGTCGGCATTGCTTACACGGTTTAGCATAGACTTCAATGCAGCTATTTCTGCGTGCACTTCAGAGGTGTTATAGCCTTCACCAAGCACCCTGCCCTTACTGTCAACGATTACACAGCCTACGCGGCGCTTTTCAATATTAGACTTAGCTGCTACGCCCATTACATATGCTACCAACTCGTGCTTAGTCATTGATCTTAACCTCTCTCAGAATTTTAGCTAGCCCTGAGGTAGGCGGGAAGTAGAAAGGCCCTTTATCGCCAGCATTAGCCTTAACGTCTGACGCGACTTTCTTAATGCTCTTGCTGGCATTAGAGTCGCATACAACATTCATAGCGCGTAGCCACTGTTTATTGCTTAAGCCCATGTACAATGCTTGAGCTTGGCACTGCACGATTAGTTCTGCCATAATGTCTAATACTTGCTCTTGTGAGACGTCAGTGTGCTCAAGTACGTCAAGTAAAGCAGCAGTGTAATAGATTGGTTCGTATACGCTATGAGCTAGTTGATTGTCGTACGCACGTTGGAAAGCGTCGTCTAGCCAAAAGTCCGGCGTGTTGTTTTTCCAGATAACGCCTAAGGCTACGAAGGCGATGTCGCACAGGCCATCCAGCTTGCCTACTTTAGTCTTCGCCGTAAGCCACTCATTGTACTCTTCACGCAGCAGAGCAACTGCCAGGTTAAGGTTAAACTCACGCTCGTAGCGGGCTTCGTTCCAAGTAACAACACGTTGATAGATATTATTCATAAAGTTTAAACTCCAGTTTGCCTTTGTGCTCATAAGATGAAATCATTATATCGTCTGGTTCAAACAAAGTAAAATCTTTTTTCTCTTCCGCCTTTACCTCAAATGTTGGTGGTGAAGGTAGTTTGCCAGAATGAACTCGATACAGATAGCGCTGGGCGTTCTCAATGTGCTCCTCATAAATGTGGCAATCACCAAGGAACATAGTAATGCGGCCAGGGGTGAAACCGAACTCATTAGCTACCATTACTAGCCATGCCCAAGCAAACACGATGTCTGAAGGTAGGCCAATCATAGTATCAACACTGCGCTGGCTCCAGCTCATGTCTAAGAACTTACCAGCTCGCACATAAAACTGATAGGTATGGTGGCAACAAGGAAGGTTTAGCTTGTCCAAGTTTTTAGGCTCCCAACCAGCAATAATCATGCGACGGTCTGTAGGGTCATTAGCTAACTTGTCCTTGAGTCGTTCAATCTGGCCACCACGGAACCAAGCATTGCCATAGTCTACGTTTATAGTCCCATCAGAGTTAGCCCACTGTCCCCAGTAGTTGCAGCCCCAGCGCTTAAAGTCATCAATATGCTTAGGCTGGCGTAGCACAGCTGCTAGCTCTCCAAAGATGCCTTTATAGAACATCTGGCGGCCAACTAGTAATGGCGCGAACTTTGCGCCGCAATCGATAACAAGCGTCTCGCCAAAAATGCTTTTAGTTACAGCATTGCGCGTATTACGCATCTCGCCAGTACGTAAAATCTTAGATACTAAAGCTGCGTAGTCGTGTTCAAACTTCATTGTGCTTTCTCCAACATTACATAAGGTTCCAAGTCAAAGCTGTATAGGTCTGGCACATCGTCGTCTTCGATGTCCCCCCAGTTATAGCCGACCTTAACGTTAACAGGCATTGGGATATCTTTTACTTTCAGTGCTTTTGAGCACTCAAACCAGGCGAGCTGCATGCATTCAGCTAAAATAACTGCCACAGCTTTATAATGCTCTGCGTTGTCTTCACCTCGCAAGATATAGCTATCGTGTATGTTATTGGCGATACAATAATTGGTGCCATGTTGCTCGTTGTAGGCGGCAAGGCGAGGCGCTAGGTAATGCATAGCTAACTTGTTAATGTCAGCTGCACCGCCCTGGTTCTCGATGTTTAGCTGATCAGTCATCATCTTAGCTGAGTAGTGGCGGCCCAGTGGAGTAGAGCCTAATTTACCTTTACGCCACATCGCAATGCCACGCTCTTGCCAAGCATAAATCTCGCGCCATAGGTTGCGCCACTTCTGGCGAATCTTGTTAGCTTCTACCTCGGTAAGTAGGATAGACGCTGTCTTGATTAGGATGCTAATAAACATAGCAATGCCACCGCCGTAAAGCAGGCTAAAGTTACATGTCTTACTAATCTGACGGTAGCGTTTGTACAATTTCTTAGCTTCACTTTCTACGCCTGCTCTGATACGCTGGTAGTCCTCTTCTGAGACTACGTTGCCACGGCGAGTCTCCGCTGTATCAAGAGCACTTTGTAGCATGCGGTCGAAGATGTTTTCATAGGTCTCGAATATCATATCTGTAGTGTATGAGTGTAGGTCGCGGCCTTCGCGGAACAGCTTCTCCATCGTCTTACATTCTGTAATGGCGCATATATGGCGTAGCTCAATCTGTGCATAGTCAGCATAGATTAGTACTTCACTACCAGGCTTAGTACCGAAACAGCACTTTAGAGAGCGCGGTAGCTGCTGTAGGTTTTGGTCGTCAGACGTTAATCGACCAGAACGAGCTGACGGCTTGAACTTACCTAGAATGCCTAGTTCGCTGAGCATTGTCTCTTCAAACTTTTTGATAAAGCTGAGTTGTTTCTTTAGCTTGCGCGTCTTGCGCACCAGACCAGCTGCTTCATTGCGCGGCATAGGCTTAGCCACACCGAAGTAACACAGCTCTGTTTGTGTAGGGTCGAGCTCTAGACACGCCAACTCAATGTCGCCAGTGCTGTCAACACCGAGCCACTCTTTCACTTGCTTAGGTGAGTTGGCATTTACAGGTAGCACGATAGCATTAAGCTTCTCAGTGATACTGTCGAACTCCTCGAACATACGAGCTTTGTCTACAGGCATACCATTCCATTGGAAGTCTGCGCAGTATCCTAAAGTTAGCTTGTCTAACTTGTAGCTAAAAGCTTCACGCTGCTGCTTTACTTCGTCATACACGTCCAGCAGTTTGTACACGTCTGCCGCAGCATATAGCAGTTGCGCGTCAGACAATACTGGTACAGACCAATCACTGCCTTGCAGCTTTTTCTTCTCCAACCCTAGCTTAGTATACAGGTCATAACCTAACACGTAAGCAGTGACGTCGTCTAGTGAGAAAGACTCTTTCTGAGGAAAGTGAAGCCGTGCCAGTAGAAAAGTGTCATCAAAAGACTTAGGCATCCAGCGCGTGCCGGTCTGCTGCTGTATAGTTGTTATTTCATAGTGCACGTTGTGCGCCACAATGTGGACAGTGTCAACGACAGTAGCTAATTCGTATTGGTTTGGGTACTCAACTAATAGTACTTCAGGCCAGTCACGCTGGTAGAATTGGGCGAGGCGAATGCGCTGGTAGAAGCCTTGCGTCTCGGTGTCAAGCGCTAGGTCTTTCGTAGTGTCAATAAGGGAAGATACTTCAGATAGGGACGTTTTACGGTATGGTACTTTCATTTCTGCCTCCAGCGGCAAGGTGACCCGAAGGCCGCCTATTGTTTACTTGTGTTTGCGAATGTTGTTGCGTTTCTTAGCTTCATCTGCGCAACTGACTTAGTTTTACGTACACGCTTAACCCTTGGAGCACGCAGGTAAGGTAAGAAAGGGTAGTGAATAGCATTAATGCCAGTTTACTTCGTATCTTTAGCTCCCAGGTTAGCTAATAGTTCTTTAACGTCGTCACTCAAGCTTGCGGTCAACACATCAGCCAACTGCTTGCGTGCGGCAGCGCGCTGGCTGGCGACGTAGGCTGCTTCTACCTGCGCCTTGCCGCGCATTAGTTTTTCGTACTCGCTGAAGTCCAGCCGTGCTGCGACGTATCTATACTCGAAGTTAACATCCAGGTCAAAGTCTCCACTCACTCGTACCACAGACACTACTTTAAGTCCGCTAGCCGGAGTACATACTACTACTTTATCGCCTTTACATACGCCCATGCTTGCTGGAGCGAGATAGGTGTAGCACTGAGCACGGCCATCACCAAAGGTTACTTCAACGGCTACGAGGTTAGGCATTACAGCGGCTACTACATTCTTCATGTTGAACATTCTATTATCCTCAGTTGTGATTAGCTTTGAGAAAAGCACTACTCAGTGCGTTTCTAAAAGCAGGGCCGTAGCCCTACTTAGTACTACTTACAAGCGCGGAGTTGCAGGAGTGCCTGACTCAGGCTCGCCGGTCCAGCTGTTATCTTCACCGGTCCAACCGTCGTCGTCACCAGCGTCATCCCACGTCTCTTCGCCGGAGAACTCTACCAGCTTGATGATGCGGACGCTGTTCAGATACAGCGTAACGCCTGCATCAGTAAGGTCGCCTTTAGGCCCCTTAATAGCGTAGGTGCCCATAGCGCCACCAACCTGCCCTGTAGAACCATTACCGATACGAGTATCACCAAGCGCTACCTTGTTGCCTTTGGCGTTGTACACGCTAATAACCTTAGCATCGCCAGAGGGGTAAGTAGTGTCGGTGGAGAAAGTAAACACCATATTGCCGGTGGGTTGTTTTACTTTCTTACCGTCTTCTCCGTATACATCATCACCGTTATCATCCTTGACAGCGACAGTTTCTTCTCGATATCCGCGAGATTTAGGCGCGCGTTTAGGATTCCAACCAGTCGGCAAGTTAGCCAGCCAGTAAGCATCGATTTCCGCCATCAGCGCTTTACACGCGTCAGACGTGGCAGGCAGCACCAGGTCAGCCAGATACTTCAGCTTGCCCGACATGTTCTCTTTGCCTTCGCCAGTGATATTTACCCAGTTAAGTTGGCCAACAGGAGTGCGTACATTGATTGCTTTTGCCATTTCATTATTCCTCAGTTGAATTCACAGACAAACATCATTGCTTGACTGTGAATATATTATATTAAAAGACTCTGGTCTTGTACATAGCCGGGCTAAAATATTTTTCTAGTCGCTCATGCTATGTTAGTTAGTGATTACTTTGCCTGATGCGCGTGATAGAGCCACGTACATTAGCTTAAGGTATTGCTTCAAGTTGATAGACGCGCAGCGATACAAGTCATCTGTGTCTACATAGACAGTACCGTACGTAGAGCCCTGGCTCTTATGCACAGTCATTGCGTGTACAAAGTCTACGCAAATTACGCACTCATCGAAGCTAAGAAAGTCTCGCCAGGCCTTTGCACGTGCTCTAGCTAACTTGTTCTTAGGATTCGCCTTAGCCCAAGCTGCAGCTTTGTAGCCACGGTGTGTGGTTTCTATCTCGCGGTTAGAGTTAGCTGCGGCTGACTTCAGCTCCTCTGTCTTTAACTTGTACTGGTAGTGGCCAAAGACTACTGCGATAGTTAAAACTTCGTCATCTTCTGCTCGCGCCTCGGCGAACTGGCAGTTTTTAGTTTTTGTCAAGTACTCTAGGGTCTCGTATTTTGAGCCCAGGTGTAATTCTCCATTGAACGGTGTGTCTATATACTCTGGCTTTTTAACCCAGCCCAGGAACTCATACCGGCGTTTTGTCGTAGGACTAAATAGCCAATCTCCCACTTTCGGCTCTTTGCGTTTTTGAATCGCAGCATTTAGTTCTTCAACACGCTGATTAGTGTAGGCGAGTAGCACGCAGTCTTCACCAGGTTTATACGCCTTTACGATGTCCTGGCCACGAATAAACGAGCTATTAGCAGGTAGCGCGCATACGTCGCGTTTGCCTTCAATCATGTCCACCAGCATGCTAAGGGGCTCTAGCAGTGGATTATCTCCTGCCTGACGGTAGATAGTTGTTAGCTTCACATTGTACTTACCAGTAGGAACAACGTAAGGTATATCACCTATTGCGTCTAGCTGGTTCTTATCGCCAAGCCACACCACCTTCAAGCTTGGTGCGCCCTCGTAGTCAGGGTCTTGTAATGCGAGGATGTCTAGGCCGTCTTTCTCGCCTACCATGGAGTACTCATCAAGGAACATCACTACAGGCTGCTTAGGTGCGCCGCTTTGTGTGTTAACTTGTAGATACTTCTTGTCTGTTGCATGCTGGTTTATAGTAGGCCGCTTCTTAAGGAATGAGTGCAGCGTAGTAACCAGCGCGCCTTCTGGTAGTTTGTCGCGCAGTATGCCACAAGCTTTATGTGTGTATGCGCATACAATATAGGAGATGCCATTGTCTATGCAGTATTGTACTTCTTGGCTTAGCTGCGTAGTCTTGCCTGTACCTGCCGCTCCAGTAATGTACATATCCCAAGCTTCTTTGTCCGCTAGGAAATCAATAAAGGTGTCTAGCACGTTCATAGTTGAGGTTCTCCTTTAGTTACGTCGTCCCACTTCTCTTCTTCAACATGCTCCCCGATTGTCACGCATTGTGTCTTAGAGCCATTGCGAGTAGTGGTTGTTGTAGGTACATTAAGAAGGCGGAAAGCCTTAGTTACAGCACGAATATCGCCTTGCATGTCTGTCATGGCGTCATACAGTGGTTCAATGTCTTCTGTATATACACGACCGCGTTTAACCGCTTCAGCGAACTTGGTGGCACTGAAGTCTTCTGCCAGGTCCAACAAGTAGTCTTTCATGCTATGCTTAAAGCAATAAGCTAAGCGTTGTGCAGCGTACATGCTGTCGGCTACTAGCTTGCGCTTAGCTACAGACTCCGGTGGCTTCATGTATTGGTTAGGGCTTAGCATAGGCACCTCAACAGCAAGGTAGTACGCGAAGTCTTTAACTTCGTTCATGATGCGCTCGTGTACTACTGTAACACCTCCAGCATCAATAACCCAGTCTTGCTCAGCTAACACATTAGGAGTTGGTAGTAAGGCAACGCGGCGGTCACCGTCTTCCAGCATCAACGGGTTCTTGTTAGCTGTCATGATGAATGTGGCGTTATGATGGTATGTGAAGCCATCTGTACGCATAGCGCGAATCTGCACGTTCTGCTTACCCGTGTAGGCTTTTAGTTTACCTAATGCTTCTTCGCGCTCGCTAATGCGCGTCATCTGGTTACCGTACTCATCGAGCTGTACAAAGTACGCGTCTAGCAGCCAACCGTTGAACATCTCCAAAAACTCCTTAGTTGTTGGGCGAGCTACATTGCCTACGATGGTCTCTAGGATACGCACATAGGTGTCTTTACCTGAACCGTGCACGCCTAAGAAGTACAGGATTACAGGACTGTACTCGAAAGTGAGTAGCTTGCGTTTAGTAAAGCCTAGTAAGAAGTCACGCATCTCCTCTTCTGGGACTAGTGTCTCCAAGAACTTTAGCGTTGTAGTAGGCCGTTTATATAACGCCGCATAACTATCAGGGTTGGACATTATAGCTAACTCTGGTGTCTGAATAAACGTGTTCAACGTACGTGCTGTAGGGTCATCACCCTCATTAAACCCGAATGGCTTATTAGGTTGTGATTTAACGTTGACGATAGGCAGACTACGCAGCATATCTATTTTCTTCGGAGGGTTACTAGCAGTAGCAGAGACGTACGCTACTAGTTCCGAGTCACGAGAGAACACTTTATAGTGCTCATTAGCTGCATCAACAACGTAGTAAGCATTACGGCGGTCGTCAAAACACAGCTCAAGGCTAGACTGACGCTTACTAGACAGCACAAGACGATACTGCTCCCACGCCTCATCATATTGCCAAATAGCTTTACCACTTATATTAGCCCGTCCGCTTATCATAGGGTCAAGAATTGTCTTGTCAAGACGGTCCTTGCCCATAGGAACATCATACAGATTGTTAATGTTGTGCATTGTCTCGTTATACAATGCAGCGTCAATAGACACATCAGCGCCTAGTATAGCAGACACCTTACTTAGGTACTCACTACCACGCCCTTCAGGAACCTGGTCAGGCCGCAGATAGCCTTGAGAGACGTACTCAGGCGTATCACGAAAGTCGCGAGGCGTAATGATGCGGAATAAGCCCGGCATCACCTTGCCAGGGTTAGTGTTGTACTGGCAAACTAAAGGAGCCAAGCAGTTTGCAGTCATGATGTTACTAGCCATTGGCGATGCTTGCTTAGCTTCAGGCCGTGTCTTCACTAACTGCTGCAATAGGACCTTTGTAGCCGGAGGCGCTGACTTTAGTTCAGGTAGCTCTTGTAGAGCTACTTTAGTCTCGTTAGCTGCTGTAGGTAGATACACGAAGCCACGGTCAGAATAGAAGTCTAAAGCCATGCTACCATCGTTGATACTAAATGACTCAGCTAGCTCGGCGTCATACTTGTAGATAAAGGTTCCGCATTGCTTCTCTACTCCATTCTTATCTAACTTACCTTTAGACAAGAATAGAAAGGTATAGTCTGGGTCCATAGCAGTGAAGATAGCAAATGTTGCGCTATTGTCACAGTCGATTGCGATAATGCCTGACACTTCGCCTGTTATAGTGCCACCAAGTTTCGTCGCTGTGTCATTGCGTTCTTCTTGATACTTATGCCGCCAGTTAGACTCGAACACTGGTACAGTCTTATCGCCAGACTCTGTACGCTTTAGTTCGCCACGTAGAGGTACAGTGTGCCAACCAGCATCGATGAATGGTTGTATGTCACGCATTATGCTTTCCAGGTAACTTCGTACCAGGCTCCATTAATGTAGTTGATAGATGCTTGCGCGTAGAGCTTAGCTAAGTTAATCGTGCGGTTCAACTCTACCGAGCCCGTAGGAGTAAAGTTGGTATTAGATGGCACGTGCTGTTTTATAGCATTAAGCTGCTCGCTAGTCAGCTTCTTGTAATGTGGCTTTGCGGTGAGCATATACGTATCCCCTTGATACCCCATAAAGTCTAGCAACTTCTGAAACATTAAACCTCTGTAGGTCAGCTCGCATATTAGCAAGTGTGGCATCGTCAAGACCTTCACCACGAGTTTTCTTAATCTTATTAGGGTTCAGCTTTGACACGAGCGACGGTGACACTTCGTGCTTTACAGCTATGTCTAATAAAGATAACTTGCCTTCCATAATGTCAGCAGTAATAGCTTCTTTATCTATTACTAGCCTATTGCATTTAGGCAGAAGCTTGCGCACGTAGTATTGAGTAACGCTATAATGCTTGGCGATTTGCGCAACAGTGAGGCCTTCACCTCGCATAGCTAATACGGCTTCACGTGTCAGCGCATCACCCGGCTTCTCAGTGCAGAACTTTACCATTAGGTTAAGCCGTACACCATATTCAGCTGTAGCACGCATGACGTTCTCAGGCTTGTTGTTATACACTTCAGCCCACAGACCTGCAGACTGCTCTGCTGCCGGAAGTGGTAAGCCATAGGATAGCAGTGTGCTACGGAACTCCTTATGCGTAACGCCGAAGCCTTTGCATACTTCGTCCTCTGTGAAGAACCCTGAGCGCCATGCTTCAATCAACACAGACATCTTGAACCTCGTGTTGTGACAGTTGACTTGAAAAGAAAGCCCGCATTAGCGGGCAGTCTTAATTACAGGCCGCGGGCAGCAGAGTCTGCCAGGCACTCTTCCAGGGCTTCGAAGCCGTAGCCATCTTCACGGGCAACGACGGCCTGGCGAGCGGCGTCGATTGCAGCCATTTCAGAGGCGATAGCTTCCGGCGCAACTTCACCAGACTGTACGCGGGTCAGCAGTTCTTCTTTAGCTTTCTTAGCAGCAGCGTTCTGCTTAGTCCACTTAGAAGAGCCATCTTTGCTCATGGAGTTGAAGCCGCTTGCAGAGGTTTTCTTCTCGCCGAACTCAGCTACACGCGGGTCCATCCACAGGCCGTGGTAGTAGCACTTGATGGCTACGACATTACCGGCGTCGTCACGATGGAAGGTGGTAGGCTTACCACCGCCAGCTGCAGTTTTGGCAGAGGCCAGTTCGATAACCTGTGGCAGCACGTCAGAGACGACGGCACTAGTGTTGTTCTGCAGGACTTCTACAATTGCTTGGTACGCTTTTTTGATGGTAGACATAACGGTTCTCTCTTTGTTGAAGATTAGTATTGACTTGATGAAATAATAATATCGTTAAACCCAGGCCTTGTACACAATTATTTTAAGTTTTTACGGCCTCCAGCATATCGTCAACAGGCTCATGCACAGTTAGTTTTATGCGCAGTCATTAGCTCCTCTACTTGCTCAAATGACTCGACGAAGTGCATAGGCTCTTGCTCACCGTTTATGCCGACTAAGCAGCCGCTTGGCCTCCAGATAACGCAGTGTACGTTTGCTTTGCGTAGTAGCACTGGAACCTTACGACCATCAATGATATAGTGTAGTTTAATCATGCTCTTTACGCGACCTCCGCACTAGTAAGGCTACGCGTATGCTTATAGAGTTGTATTCTAGCCAGTCCCACGTGTTATCCGGCAAGAAATAGAGGTCTTGCGCGAGTAGCTCTTTAGCTCTGTCCTTGTCTTCTTTACACATATGGCTAACGCTGTAGTGCTTTCTAAAGTCAAATGGCTTTGCCCTAGTTTTGTTAAGCATAAGTCTAAACCTATCCATCATGGCCAGCTCAGGCTTCTTACGTTGCGCTACAATGGTCTTTTCAAGACTGGTTGGTTGAATATAGCTTAACTCGTCATGCAAGTGCCAAGGCAAATCTTGGCATGTTTGCAGCTCTTTGTATAATGCTTTGATAGCGTCTACTAAATACTCTGTTGATTTGCTCTCATAATTATACACTATGCCACCTCCTAGTAGCAACTCTTCAGGCATAAAATAGTTCCAAATAGTACGTAATGAGTAGTACAAATGCGTTGTTGTCATGTCGCGAGGCAATTTGTACTCGTTATATTTGGTAATCCATACAAAGACTTTAGACATCTTTAACAATCCTCTTTAATGCGCGATAGGCGTCTGCTCGCATATGCTTACGATGCTTGGTAATAAATGCGTCAAGCTGTTTGCCAGCCTTAGATCGCTCGCGTTGCTGATAACCGGAGTTGCACAAGTAGTTGTGGAAGTGATAACCAACTTTGCCAATAGTAGTTATGCCCAAGTTTTGCTTACTGGCGAGTTTTGCGCACTCTGCGCCAATCTCTTCGTCCTGGCGCTGCGAAGTTCTATAGTACAAGTCTGCTACGTCTTGAGCTTGTTCAAACAGTAGTGAAGCGATTAGCGCATAGTCGGCCTTATCTAATAGCCGCGCAGCGGCATAGTCGCGCACTACGGCTATGTCCGCGGAATTACGGTCTCTATCTAACTTAATAGTGCCCAACGGCATATTGTAGCCGTACTTGAAGCCAGGCAGGTCACACACTTTTAAACCAGCCACCCACAGACCTTTAGTGTATTGTAGTAAACCGTTAGGTAGGTTACGAATAAACACTTCAGCTAAGTTTAGCCTTGTTTCGTCGACCCACACACTGGTGCGGCTACTTTGCTCGCATTCAGTTAGTGTAACTCGCAGCGCAGGGCCAAAATCGGTGTCTGCAATGTTGCCTGTTATACAGAAGCCGTTAGTGCGAATTACGTGATTAATACCAGAGCGAGCGAGCACAAGCATCGCTAACTTCATGCCTTCGCCGTGACAACCAATGGAGCCTTCAGCTTTATTTGAGTTGCCTAATAGTAGAGCAGACGTGTCAAACACGCCCTCACTCTCGATATATAGGCCGTTCTCGGTCAGTTCAACAGTGAAGTGCTCGTCGCTGTCAATAGCGTTCTGAATTAGTTCGCGAACGGCTTCGTTAATTCCCCAGTCTGCTACGTAGTTAGGACTAATCGGATATGTAATCATAGTGAACCCTTAGGCAATGATAATGCACAGTAATATAATGTTAGTAATTACGCCAACCCACCATAGTAGCGCTTGGGCGGGCGAAGGATACGGGTTAATCTTAGTTATCACGTACAGCGCAAGAGTCAGCAGCAGTGCGGCGCAGTTAATCATCGCTAAGCTCCTCAATTAGGTAGTCCAGCAACTCTCGGCGGAGGTCAGCTCGTCCATTGTTATACCAGGCGTTATGGCAGTTGTCTTCACTATAAGCGTCACGAGCTAATAGCATGCGTGAAATGCTGCTTTGAACTAACACTGCTTCAGGGCTAGCAGGCACAATGTATAAGCGGTCGGCGCACTTAGGCCAGGTCATAGCAATGCTATGAATAACTTCAAGGTCCTTCGGTTCAACGCCGTATGTGCGACGCAGTTCAGTGCAGATAGTGCGTTCAGTGAACACATCACGGGCATTCAGGCGATCGCGGATTTCTAGTAACTTATTAAGCATGTCTACCTCCATCAACTACGCTGCTAAGACACTCGGCGTCATCGGACACCCATGCATCACCGAACACTCGGGCATTACCGGACACTCGGGCGTCGTCTGATACCCACGCCTCGCCGAACACTCGGGCATTACCGGATACCTTGGCATTGCCGGACACCCAGGCATTGTCGGACACCAATGCCTCATCTGATACCCAGCAGCTGCCATTGTGGCTTAAGTTGTGCTCACCTCCAATGTAGCCGCCAATGTCGCCCGCCTTCACATTGCCAAAGTCCTTGAGCGCTTTGACGCGATACAGCGTAGCTCCGCTAGGAGTAGTTAGGTCGCTTTCCAACAACTCATATTTCTTAGTCATAGTATTGTCTCCTCAATTGTTTTTATTATAGCTTGGATAATTAGGGTTGTACACTAAAATTATTAACCCACTTATACAGACATTGCGAGTTGTAGCCTGTCACATAGCGCGTATTGTGCATCATGTGAGCTTGCAGGCTCTGGCAGTCTGTAATGCTAGGCCCGGCTGGTAGCTCAAGTGTCTCGCCAGAGCTCAGCAGTATTACTAGTACCCAGGCCATCATGGCTTCACCTCACATACAATGCTTGGGTTGTAAGCAGGGTGCCCGGCTTGCTGATGCGACGAGGACCATAGCTGCACGTTAGCACAGTACACTCGCTTGCTTAGCGCCTGGTCCTCATAGTCAAGGTAACCTACAAGAGCAAGCACGGCTAATATAACAACTAACTTAGATAGCATTTTGAAGCTCCTTTATCAGGTAAGCTAATAGTTCGCGGCGAAGCTCCGCATACTTAGTGCCGAACCACATGCCGCGCTCGGTTGCCTGCTGGTACTCCTCGCGTGCTGACTTACCACGGCAGCTAGGGATAGGATAAGCAGGGTTACCACTGTACTTAGGCCAGTCCATCATCATGGTAGTTAACAGGCGTGGCGAGCCGTGACGGTCTAGCACTGCCTTGCACAATCCAGTGGCATTCCCACCTTCAGTAGGTAATGCGCCACGCGCCAGGGTTTGCTCGATGTCAGTGAGCGCGATTAACAGTACTACCTTAGGCATTCTTAAGCTCCTCTACCATCCAGTCCAGTAGTGTACGACGTTGTGCTGCATACTCAGTACCAAGCCAAGATAATGCAGGCACAGTGTGGCCTTTAATATATGACCTCATAGCACACAACGTGTCTTTATTTAATGCTGTTGCAGGCACTATGAATTCATCAGAGTCGCTTCTGCCAGGCCACTTAGTCATAAGTAGTTTTGCATAGTCAATAGTAGGCGTGTCTATTTCATTAACGATATACTCGCAGATACCAGCGTAGTCAGGGTGCTCTCCGCGGTCAAGCATTGCCTGCAGGTTAGTAAGTGCGGTTAATAACTTCATAAGTGCATCCTATTGTTCGTTATATAATACCAATAATACTCTTTTTAGATTAACAATTTAATTCGTCATTGCACGCCGCGATGTGTGCATCAGCGACTGAAGAGCCGCGAGCAACATACATTAGTGCACGCACAATAGCGTGCTTGCCAGGCACGTCGAACGCTGCAAGCACCTGCCGAAGCTGCTGCGGTGTAAGCGTAAGCGTAGTAGGCCTATGCAAGTCGAGGGTAGCAAGCAGGTCATCGAGTGACTCACTACCATGACCATCAGCACGCGGGACAGGCTTAGGTAGACCAGTAGCGTCCAGCTCGCCAAGCGCGGGCTTATTTTGTTTAGCCCGCTTCCACTCTTGCACAGCCTTGCTAGCGCCTTCCTTACAGGCATAAGCCAGGCCCGTCTTGCTCGCCTTAAGCGCGCTGAATTCAACTTGTTGAGGGCACTCCCACTTCTTGTGGTAAGTGCAAAAGATAGCTTGGACAATGCCGTTAGCATCAGTATAATGGTTCACTGTATAGACTCCTATAAGTAACTCGGATAAACCAAGTATAGACCGTTAATAGTACAACTTAAAATGCGTCACAATATAATACCGATAAGTAACTCGGATAAACCAAGTATAGACCGTTAATAGTACAACTTAAAATGCGTCACAATAAAAATGAAAATATAATACCGATAAGCAACTCGGATAAACCAAGTATAGACCGTTAATAGTACAACTTAAAATGCGTCACAATAAAAATGAAAATATAATACCTATAATACCAAAAATCTACAAGAACGATATATGCTAAAATTGAGTTTCACTTATTTAATTTTAGTATTATAGGTATTATATATTTAAATAATATAATGACAGTATTAAGGTAAGTGAAGAGGGCACGAACTGGCTAAATTTTTAGTTAGTACCCTCAATCCGCAACCTTACTTAGTCACTTCATCAACAGCCTCAAAGCCATGGCCGTCAGCACGCGGAACGATAGCTCTACGAGCTTCCTCAGCGTCTGCCAGTTGAGCTTGCATCTCCTCAACAGTTAGCTGTCCACCCGCAATAAGCGTAAGCAGGTCCTGCTGCAGCTTCTTATATACACGCTGCTGTTTAGCCCACGCATTAGCACCTTCTTTGCACATAGTGTTGAGGCCCGTTGCAGTACTCCCTTTGGCTCCATACTCAGCAGTATTAGTTAGCTCCCAGCGCTTGTGGTAGTAACAAAATACTGCATAGGTATTACCTTCGTCGTCTTTAAGGAATGTGCGGCCCGTGTCACTGCTACAACCACCCTTAGCTTGCATCAGCTCTAACAATTGCGGCATGATAGTTGAGACCTTACGGCTTTGGTTAGCTTCTAAGATAGCGAAGATGTCGGCAAACTGCTTCTTAATGATAGTCATGATTAGTTACTCCTTTGTGGATAAGTCTTATTATAGTGCACTCATTAGATAAAGTGCACTACATATAAGGATTATACCGTACGCACTGTAACGTCCAAACCTAAGTCTTTAAGCTCTTTGTAAGTCGCAACACCTACAGGCAATACTACAGTGCCATACTCCGCTAGTATCGTACCATACCTGGCAACAAGCACTTCAACTAATTCGTCTGAGACGCCCTTTAAGATAAACAAGTCCATACTAGTTACTCCTTTGTGAATAAACATACGTATCAAACTAACCTACCACATTAATGCGTGTGTCGTACAGCTCAATTAGTTTGTGCGTCAACTCAGTATGAATATATTATGTGGCGCCTCCTGTCGTTTGTACACTACTTTATTCAACTAATAAGCAGATTACTTCTATTATTAGGCGTGCGCACGCGCGAATACTACATATTAGCCGGCTTGTACACGGCCTTTGCGCTTATTTGCGCTCGCTCATACACTATTAGCTACGCGCTAATATCACTACGCGATAGCACCTGCCTGCTAATAGTTACGCTGTGCGATAGTACCTGGCTGCATTATTACTTGTCTCATTACTACTCTGATAGCTATTAGGGACCCTAGGCACCGGACCGCCGCCCGGTCTTTTTGCAGCTTGGGAGGTTGTGAAATTTTATCCAAAAGTGACTGTAATAAATTTATTAACTTACCTAACTAGTGTATTAATAAATTTATTAGCGCACTACACGAGTGCGCTATACGGCTTATTTATACGCAGTATTCCCCTCTCTTCACCCGCATTTTGTGCGGCGCTACTAGGCCTCTCTCCGATGTATACGTAGCCATATAGCGTAGCGCCGCCGCGCCATGTGACCACTCATTATGGACCTCGGTCTTCTTCCACGCTTGCAGTTTCTCATCCCACTCCTTAGTGTAACGTTGGAAACACTTAGTTAGGTACTTGCAACGGGCGTCAATTATTAGCTTAGGTATAATGCGGCGCACAGCTTCAATGCCATCGGCAATACTTAGCTTAGGCGCTATGTCGATACGCACATCCCAGCCTTCTAGGCGGACCTTCTCCTCCGCAATGTCTAAACGTGTGCGGGCTTCGCCACCTGCGCCACTGTTACCGCCGCTGTACTCACGTACTTTAATATCGTGAGGGAACACTATAGTTGTGATATTGTACCCTCTACTCATGGCTTCATCCATGTAGTGCGCCATGTCGTAGTTCTGGTTAAAGTACTCATCTATGATACGGTACTCTCCGCGGTACCATTGCCTGAACACAAGCACGCCATAGTCTTCAACGCCTATATCGATGAACACGTCTGTAGGAAGGTTTGGGTCGTGCAAGTTAGCTACAGCCGCTCGCTTATTACGTACCACCGTCTCTCTGAACTGCCTGCCCCAGTATGTGCCATCGCGGCTTGCGGTAAAGGCCTCTTCAGGCGTCGCCGGGTACTCCTGGAAGATATCGCCACCAAGCTCACGACGCTGCGCGAGCCAAAAGTTTTTCTGCTGCCTGGTTAGCTTAAACGCGGGTGCTGTAACCTCCATCGCGCGGCGGAACTTTGTCACTTTGTCTTCTAACTCAGCAAAGTACTTTATAGCCTCACTGTCCGACTCCTGGTCTACATCCATGGCGCAGTCCGGGTCCTCTAACCACGACAAGAATACAGGGTAGAAGTCCTTCCAGGTCATGGCACCAGAGTGTAGAGCCAGTTCTGCCTGGTCCCACATCTCTTTAAACATGTTCATGCCTTCAGCGGTGCTTTCTATGACGCCCGTATTGCCTTCATAAAGCGCCTGCAGCGTACCGGTTTTTACTTCTTTAGCTCGCTGTGGTGTCTGATTAGCTATTTTGCCCATCTCTGAGATATGCAAACGCTGTAGAGTAGTAGAGCGGAATGACACGCGGATGAATATCTTAGAGCCGTTGGTAAAGGAGAACTCCTTCAGGTTGTCTTTGTCTAAGCCTATATTAGCAAAGCGCTTAATGTCTGGCGATAGGTGGTCCCAGATAAACTTTGAGCGCTCAAGAAGCGACGCGGCTTCATCAACACCTTGTGCCATCATGCCTATGTTGAGCAGCTTGCAGAATACTCCATCGTCAAAGTAGCTAACAAGCCAGAAAGTTGATATGCCTTGCTGCCGGGACTTTAGGATAATAACACGTTTGTGCTTGCGGCTGGCCCCGTATACACGGTGCTGTGACTTGTTCATTTTGAACTGCACAGCAGCGCCAGACTTATTAACAATGGTGTAGATATGGTTGAGCCGCCATAACTTATTAGCTAAGTATTGGCGCTCGAAGTCTTGCGTAGATATGTAGGACGGAGGCGGCTCGTTAAAGAATGCGTAATGCCCCACTAGATCAGGGTAGATTTCGTTGAATTCCTGCTCATTAATCGTTAATCCATACTCAACCATTAGGCTTGTCTCCGAGAAAATCCGAGTAAGGCGGCTGGCCAGAGCTGTAGTTGTTCTGTACGTTGACCTGCGTTGACTTGCTATTAAAGAAAGCGTCGCGCAGCTTGCACACGCACGACACATAAGTCTCAAGCTCGCTGCGCTCTGCGCTGATAATTAGGCTATTTACGCGCTGGATAAGCAACGCAGCAGAACGTTGCAAGTCTACGTCAAGCTTAGCTAAGCCTTCTAAGCCTTTAGTGACATTTACTATGCCATTCTCTACTACGGCCTTCGGCGCCGACAGCTCTTCTCCTACCTTAGCTAACACAAGACTGTCGATATTATACACCTTGCTAAGCGTCCCGTTTAGCTTAGCAGCTTCAAACTCGCGCTTCCAGCGCAGCACTGTACTTTCGCTAAGCTCAAACTCCGCGGCGAGCATCTTTGGCTCTTCGCCGTTGTCAATACGACTTAGCACTTTATAATACACCTCATCGCGTACGCTCAT